CCGCAGCGGGTGGTGAGCTTGCTTGTGCCAGACGCTCCCGATGCTGCAACGCCAACATGGGCGGCGGCAAACTCATGGCTGCCCATCGCTCGATCTCCCGGTAGCACGCCTCAACCTCTTGCGCTGCTGCCTGGATTGACGGAAAATAGCCCAGCGACCAGCGCCGACCGGACCACCACACCCGAGCCTGATACGGGCGATGGTTGTTGTGAGGGCAGTGACTGACGCCGCGAGGGTAGGAAGCCATGCCGCAGCTTTCCGTCCTAAGCCGCTGATAGGGCTTAAGCCATGACGGCACCCTGAGAGGTAACGCCCCGGTGATGCCGGCACGAAAATGTCTACGGAATGGCAGCAGAGTTTCGGCTACCGGTTCTTTTTTACCCCCATAAAGTCTTCGGCGGCTGACCTGACCCGCATCAACCTTGGCGGGCTTGGCGTTGGCAAATTCATTGACAACGCCACCCTGCAAAACGCGAATGCCAAGATCATTACCGCTGGCACGGGTGATACCTTCGGTTTTGGTGTTGGCATCCATGCGGTTACGAATGCCGTCACCACCACCTCTCTTGCCACCCTGACCTTTGCCGCTGCACACGGCATCACGGTGGGCAGGCGGATTGTCGTCAAGGACTTGCCGGCCCCGTTCGCCAGCCTGAACGGTTCGTTCGTGGTGACATCGGTGACCACCGCAAGCCCGCACACTCTCTCCTACGCCCTGGTCGGTTCTGCGATCACCACGGCCCCCGTTCCCGCTGGTGTAGTGGCCCCCTCGCTGCTGCTTGATGGCACCGATCCCCCGTTCCGGCTGATGGGGCTGACCAATGCCCAGCCAGCCAACGCCACCACCAAGGAATCCGTCACCACCTACGATGAGGAGGCGGGCGGTTACGCAACACCGATCCCGACCGCCAAGGACAAAACCTGGACGCTATCGGGGGTCACATCCTTCGCCGCTTCTGCGTGGCGTGCCATGCGGCTATGCGAGGAACTGAACCTATCCGAGAAGTTGATGATCGAGTACGCCTTAATCGGCCCTTACAACGGCAACCAGGTGGAGTTTGGGTACGGCATGTTTGAGAGCTACCAGCCGGAGCAGGCCGCCGGCACTGTGTTGAAATATCAGGTATCCTTGGCTGGTTACGGCAAGCCGGGGCTTGAATTGCTCTAATCATGGCGATCACTGTTCGGGGGGAGAAGTTTCAGGGCTATAACAAGCCCAAGCGAACCCCCCAGCACGCCACCAAGAGCCATGCGGTGCTCGCTAAGGAGGGTGAGAAGGTCCGGCTGATCCGGTTTGGGCAGCAGGGTGTTACCGGTGCCGGGAAAAACCCTCCCACCAAGGCGCAGAAAGCCCGCCGTGCGAGCTTCAAAGCCCGCCATGCCGAGAACATCGCCAAGGGCCCAATGAGTGCCGCCTACTGGGCTGACAAGGTGAAGTGGTAGGTCTGATCGGGTATCCGTAAATTCCGGACAACTGAATTGATAGGCCCCGGCGATGCTGGGGCTTTTTCATGCCTCACTTTCAAACGGCTGGCCGACCCGCTCCATGCGCCTAGCCCAGGTATCGCCACCCTCGCGGCCATTGCATGGATTGATGCAGTTCGGGTCGTTCACCATGTTGCAGACGAGCCCCGCTAGGTCAAGCTCTGAGGCCTTCTTACCGGTGCCCGACCATTACAGCTGTCCACCTAGCCATCGGGCGCCGCAGCGGGTGCAGGAGCGAGCTTCCATGATGGGTAGGCGGTGGTTGTGGCAGGTTACCGGGGTGCGTCAGTCGGTGGACGGTCCTAGGGTTTTGCAAACTTCATCAAGTGGAATACCGGCATCACCAGACCGCCTGTGAGCATCTAGAACTTCGGCGCCCTGCTTTGCATCCTCTAAGTGCTCCATTTCCTCGTCTTTGCTCATGGTGTGTTCGGAGGTGGTGGCAGTGGGGATGGAAGCAGCAGTATTGCTTCGCTCGCAAGCCAAGCGTGTCAAAGCTGCAACTAACTCAGGGCATTCGGCGGCGGGATTGCTAACCCCAAAAGACGGCTGCTGCAGTCCAAGGCAGATCGCCTCAGCTGTGTCAATTACGTCCACTAGGGCGCCGCGCCAGGGTTCGGGAACGCGCTGCAACCGTTGGTCAAATTTTGTCGTGAGGTCCATGTGGTCGGTCGTGCGGTGTTGGGGATTGGGTGGACTGGGAGAGGCTACGAGTGGCCAATAATCTTTCTAATGACTGGATTAGAAAGCATGGCAGTAAAGCGGTTTTCGATACGCGCAAGAAATGCGGAAGCCTCGGATTTGGGAGTCGCCGATACCTTTGGGCTATCATACCTTCGAATACTCTCTATGCCGGATGATGCAGCCTGTATTGCAATCTCGCCCTTAGGATCGCCTGCAATACAAAGGGTAGAAAACCTATCACTTTTGTAGGCGAATTGCTCTGCTACCCAATCAGTATCTAAATGATCTGCGCAGGCAACATCAAGAGTAAGGCTGAATGTAACTGAGAAGGTTTTCATGGTGTGTTCGGGGGTGGTGGTGAATCAGTGGAAAGGGCCTGGCGGATCAGCTCCCGCGCCCATACGGTTACTGGCGTGTCCTGGCGTTTGCAGTGGTCGCGCACGGCTTCGTACAGGTCAGGCGTCATGGTGAGCTGAATCATGCAACGACCGTTTTTGCGAATGCTCATGGCCGGCCAACAACAGAAGGCATGGGCGGAAATTCTTGATCTTTGAAGATTTTTAGCTCTTGTCCGGTAAGGCTATAATTAAATACTTTGATGTAATTAGCTAACCAACTTTGTGAGCGTTGCTTCTTGTCTGAAGACAAAAAGCGTTTATTCCTAAAAGCAAGTATTGGGTCATATCTTTTTAGCGCAATACCTTCTTTGACGTTTTCCGCAAACTGCTCTAGTGTTGACACTGCGTGCCCTTGGCACCTAGCGGCATAGATCAAGCAACCAAAGGGGCCTGGGACGACAATGCCACTCATCTCAAATTTTTTAGCTAGCGCAGTGGCCCACTGCCACCCTTCGGGGTCTGATTTATATTTTTCTAATATATGTAAATTTGTCACCATAGAAGCGACGTAGTGCCCGCTCCACACCAGGTTGGGGGCCTGCTTGTAGAGTAGAAAATTCCTAATAGCCGCTGCCATGCAATGTGTATTGTTTGCACCATTGACCGACAAAACATCAGCCCCATTACGCTTTTTGCCAGTGTCAAGTACCGAAAAAACGTCTGGATCAATGCTTGTTGTCACAAGCATTTCCACGGAGATGCCGGTTTCTTGCACGGCCTTCAACCTATGCTGGCCGTCTAGTATTGTGCCGTCTAAGCAAATTGCAATACCTTGATGGGTTAGCCTCCATTCTCCAGAGTTTAGTTGTGACTTTAGATAGTTTAGATTACTTTTGGCAAACGGTCGATTTCTTGGGTTGCGTGTTAAAAGCTCTTCGGCTAATTCGGGTGTGATCAGAATCGTTTTTGATTCCATGGTGATAGGATGAGCCGATGCGGCTGTGCGAGTGGGTGCAGTCGTTGACCAGTGGCGGGCGGGGGTGCAACCCCGCTTGTTCCGCATGATCTGATCATACCCCATCCCTAAGCCGTTTGCCAAGGGCAGCGCCAACCGCCCAAAAAGCGACCCGCCCCAGCTCGCCGGGAAAGCTGCAGCATGACCCTGCCCACCACTGCACAGGAGCTGTACGACCTGCTGGCGGCCGATGCCGTGGTCGGCGCAGCACTGGGCACCTACACCCCCCGCAGTGGCACCGCCATCCCCGCCATCGCAGTGGTACGGCGCAATGAATCCCTGCCCGAGGGGGTGGCCGTAGCGGGCCTAGAGGTGGTGATCCTCGCCAACCCCGACTACGCCACCGAAGCGTTCGCCACGGGCGAGACGGCGCTCAACCCGCAGTTCCGGCTCTACGTGTCCGAGTGGTCGCCAGCGGGTGACTTCACGGCCCTGCAGTTGCTCACGCAGCGGATCATTGCCCTGCTCCCCGGCTGCCGCGCGGTGCCGATCGGTGGCGATCCCCCAGGCCGTGGTATCGGGGTGCTTGATCAGTACGCCCTG